CAATTAAATTAGCCGTTTCTGCAGGCTCACACATTTACTAAAAACTAAAGACAACAAACTAAAATAGCTTATAGTCGGATAGCTGCGATGAAACATGCTCAAAAAATGAGTACTGGAGAATTAGAGTATTCTGGAAAATTACTAGAAGCTAGACAATCAGACTGGAAAGACGAATTTATTTTAGTTTTATTGTCGATTCCGATTGTAATGTTAGGATGGAGTGTCTGGTCAGATAATCCTGTACATATGGAGAAAATGGAGATATTCTTTGTACACTTTGGAAATTTACCGTTTTGGTACCAAACAATTTTTGTCGGAGTAATTGCATCTGTCTATGGACTTAAGGCAACAGATCTGATAAAAAGAAAATAACTTAAAGGAAAACAATTATGAGTAAATTATTTAATAGACCAAACTATGAATTTGGTAAAAAAATAGCTTCAGGTATAGGTCAAGCTATCAATAAAGTTAAAACAAAAATTAATACAAGAAAATTAGAAAAAATAAAAAGCAGCAATAGTATTGCTGAACAAAAAGCTAAAGCTTCAAAAGCGGGAAAATTAGGTCAAACTGTTTTTGAAATGGAAAATAAGATGCCTATTACTTTTAAAAGTAAAGCAGGAAAATCAGAATCAAATACAGAATCCTATAAAAGAATACAAGGAGAAAATACTAAAGTAATTAAAGGCATGCTTGACAAAGCAACTGGAAAAAAATAATGGCTAAAGATTACAAACCAAATAAAAAATACATTAATAGGTGATAAAACAATGAATGATGAAACTATGAGAGTTAATCATCCTGAAGATCACCCTGATGTTGTAAATATTTCAAATAAAGAATCCGATAAGATGAAGAAAAAAATGTTGGGTGGTGTAGGTATGATAGGTGACAATTATAAAAAAGATAAAAAAATAGATGCTAAAGCAACTAAAAAAGACTAAACGTTTTGCGGATACAGTTCAAACAATAGTATCTAAAAAAAGGTCTGCATCAGAAGGTTCGTTTTCTAAAGGTGGCAGAGCCGGTTATAAACACGGTGGCATAGCTAAACGTGGTCACGGTTGTGAAATTAAATAAGGAAAAAAATAATGGCTAAAGCCAAAGGTCTATGGGCCAACATCAACGCTCGTAAGAAAGCCGGTACTTCAAGAAGTAAAAAAGATTCTACAATAACAAAGAAAGCTTACGCTAATATGAAAAAAGGTTTTCCTAAAAAAACGAGTACAGCATAATGGCTACTGCAGCTTGGACTAGAAAAGAAGGTAAAAATCCTAAAGGTGGATTAAATGCTAAAGGTAGAGCTAGTTATACAAAAGGAACTTTAAAAGCACCCTCAAAAGAAGTAGGAAATAAAAGAAGAGCTTCGTTCTGTGCTAGAATGGGTGGAATGAAAAAGAAATTAACTTCTGCTAAAACAGCCAGAGATCCTAATTCAAGAATTAATAAATCATTAAGAGCATGGAACTGTTAATGATAGATAGATTCCTATATAAATTTTTGGAGTTATTGATAATTTCTTTGAGTGGTTGACAGCTCCCAGATGCAAATGTAAATCAAAAAAAAGAAAAATGAGAGACACAAAATCAATTGAAAGTTTTTTAAAAGAAAATTACAGAAAAATAAAACAAATGAGTTTATTCAGACACTTAAAAAAAGAAGTTGAAACAGGTGCTAATGGAACTCAAGACTATGTAATAAAAAAAGGCGAAAACAAAGATAAACTAGCTAGAAAATAGAAAGGTTAAATATGGACGATTTAGTATTAATTCAAAAAATTCAGAAACTGTTAAAAGACAACTACAATCAAGTAGCCAATGTTATGGTTAGTGGAGGTGTTGACAGTATGGACAAATATAAGTATATGTTAGGACAAGCGCAAGCTTACACATTTATTTCAGGGGAAATATCCAACCTGCTAAACAAAGGAGCAAAGAATGGTACAGAAGCAACCGTCATCAATCTTGATGGAAAAGACAGAAATCCCAAAGCTTAAAAACGCTTTAGAGGATAAATACAAAAAACTAAATGATGATCAACATCAAAAAGAAGTTGATAGTTACGAACGTTTAAAAACAAAAGAAACAAATAAATTACCACAACCCACTGGCTGGAGACTCGTAGTTCTTCCTTTTAAAATGAAGGAAAAACTAAAGGTGGAATTTTTCTTGGACAAGATACTTTAGAGAGACAACAAGTAGGATCTAATTGCGGTTTAGTTTTAGCAATGGGACCTCACTGTTATGATAAAGGTAAATTTCCAGAAGGTCCTTGGTGCAAGAAGGGTGAATGGATAATCTTTGCAAAATATGCAGGGTCAAGAATTCAAATTGACGGGGGCGAAGTAAGATTGCTAAATGATGATGAAGTTTTAGCAACGATAGATAACCCTGAAGATATACTTCATCAATATTAACAATCATAGAAGGAGATAACTATGCGAGAAGACACCATTGACATCGATACTTCCGGACCAGGAGCTGAAGTCACTTTGGATGAACCAAAAGAGACTTTAATAGAAAGTTCAACACAGGAGATAAGCGATGACAAAAACAAAGAAGAAGGCGTTAAGTACGATAATCAGTCCAATGACTCAGATAAGAAATCTGATGAGCAGTTGGATGTTCGAACTGACGAGAACGATAAAGACGAAAATACAGAACAAAAGAAAGAATTAGAAGAATACTCTGATGGAGTAAAAAGAAGAATAGCTAAATTAACTAAAAAAATGCGTGAAGCAGAAAGACGTGAAGAAGCGGCTACTATTTATGCAAAAAGTGTTTTGGCTGAAAAAGACCAACTTAGTTCTAGACTTACAAAATTAGATACAGGATTTGTATTTGAAAAAGAAGGTAGAATTAAATCAGGTATGGAAGCTGCTGTTTCCAAACTATCTAAAGCTAGAGAAGAGGGAGATCTTAAAGCTGAAGTTGCTGCGAGTGCAGAAATTTCTAGATTAGGTTATGAAGAAGCTAGGCTCTCCGATCTTAAAGCAAGACAGGCTGATCTTAAAGCTGATCAAGCTCTCCAAATGGAAAGACAGCAACAGTATCAACCAGTTGAAGAACCAAGAAGAGTAGATAGTAGAGCCAGAGATTGGGCTCAAAAAAACGCTACTTGGTTTAACAGAGACCCTGTTATGACTGAAGGAGCTAAGGTAATACATAGACAATTGACTGAAGTTGAGGGATATGATCCTAATACGGATGCCGATGAGTATTATATGGAAGTAGACCGAAGAATAAGGGTTGAATTCCCCCACAAGTTTGATATAGTTTCAAGTTCGACTAACAAACCTACTCAAACTGTTGCTTCGGCAACGCGTAGTAGTAAAACATCAGGTCGCAGAACTGTGAAACTCTCACCGTCACAGGTAGCAATTGCTAGAAAATTAGGTGTGCCACTTAAAGACTATGCGGAACAATTAAAAATCACGGAAGGAGTATAAGCATGGAAAATATAGAAAACAACAAAACTTCACGTGCGAGTCAGACTCGAGAAAAAACATCTCGACCAAAAGTCTGGTCTCCACCATCTTTATTAGATGCACCCCCTGCACCAGCAGGTTTTGTACATAGATGGCTGAGAGCTGAATCAATGGGATTCGACGATTCTAAAAACGTACAAGGTCGTATTAGATCTGGTTACGAATTAGTAAGAGCCGATGAATATAATGAAGCGGAATATTCAGTTGTACAAGACGGTAAATACAAGGGAGTGATCGGTCAAGGTGGCCTAGTGCTCGCTAGAGTACCCGAAGAGATTGCGAAACAATACGCCGATTACTATCGTAAACAGGCGCACGAAAATGCGGAAGCATTTGACAACGATCTCATGAAGGAAGAGCACCCAAGTATGCCTATCAATATTGATAGACAAACTCGCACAACCTTTGGTGGTACGAAGAAATAGTTTTTTAACAATTTCTAGTTTCATCATTTAAATTAAACAATGGAGAAAATATAATGGCAAGTAATAAAGATAACGCCTTTGGCATAAGAGCCATCGGCAAAATCGGCCAGAATAGAGATAACCAAGGTTTAAGTGAATACGTAATAGCGGCTTCGGCAACAGCTATCTATTTCCAAGATCCAGTAAAAGCAATAAACACTGGAACTATTGGAGTAGCTGCAGCAGGAGACTCACTATTGGGTGGACTTAACGGGGTTTTCTTTACAGCAACCGACACACAAAAACCGACATTCGCACAACATCTAAATGCAAGTAACACTGCAACAGATATCGTGGGATTTGTATCAGACGATCCTTATGAAAGATTTGAGATACAATCGGACAACTCAACAGCATCGGCTCAAACAGACGTGTTCATGAACTATGACATTCTGTATGCAGCAGGTGATTCAGCAAACTATATATCAAAGGTAGAACTAGATGACTCAACTTTGAGTTCAACTAGTGGACAATTGAGAGTAGTTGGTGTTTCAAAAGATATTAACAACAACGATTTAGGTACAAGTAACGTAAATTTTGTTGTTATGATCAATGAACATTTCTTAAAAACACAGGCAGGAGTATAATCATATGGCTATATCACGAGGACAACTAGTTAAAGAACTAGAGCCAGGTTTAAATGCACTATTCGGCTTGGAATATAAGAGATACGAAAACCAACATGCTGAGATATATGCAACAGAGACGTCAGACAGAGCTTTCGAAGAGGAAGTAATGTTATCTGGTTTCGCTAATGCTCAAGTAAAACCCGAAGGATCAGGTGTAGTTTTTGACAGCGCTCAAGAAACTTACACTGCTAGATACACTATGGAAACAGTGGCTCTTGCTTTCGCAATTACTGAGGAAGCGGTAGAAGATAACCTGTATGACAGACTGTCAAGCAGATATACAAAAGCACTAGCAAGAAGTATGTCCAACACTAAACAAGTTAAAGCAGTTAACCCATTAATTAATGGTTTCTCAGCGGCTTTCTCTTCTGGTGATGGATCTCCTTTGTTCAGTACGACTCACCCAACAATCGCGGGCGTTGTATCGAACACGCTAACTACAGCAGCTGACTTAAACGAAACTTCATTAGAACAGGCGTTGATTGATATCGCGGCTTTCACTGATGAAAGAGGTTTAAAAATTGCAGCGAAAGCGACAAAAATGATTGTCCCTTCTGCGCTACAGTTCCAGTCAGAGAGATTGATGAAATCAGAAGGCAGAGTTCAAACTGCTGATAATGATATCAATGCAATTAGATCAATGGGAATGGTTCCTCAAGGTTACAGAGTGAACAATTTCTTAACTGATCCTAATGCATTCTTCCTTATCACTGATGTTCCAAACGGAATGAAACATTTCGTTAGAACACCAATCAAAACAGCTATGGAAGGTGACTTCGATACTGGTAACTTAAGATTCAAAGCTAGAGAAAGATACCAATTTGGTGTATCTGACTTCAGAGGAATCTACGGTTCTCCAGGAGCATAATAATTAGAAATAATGGGGCAGGACACAATCTTGCCCCCATTGTGTAAGTAGAAAGAAAAACTAATGAAAAAAACTACTTATCAATATCTGGGCCTATGATCACCACACTAAATTTGAAATATTAGCTGAGGATAATCTAGAAAGTATTGAAAAAGCTATCCTTGACAAAATTGGAGAAAAGGGTATAGTCTGGGAATATCTCGGAAATAGTTACCATTCGGGATCAAATAGAATAACTTATGAAGAGGTTATCGATGATACAAGACCTATACAAAGCAAAAAGGTCCTTGGAGTTGAAGTGGGAACAGGAGCATCTGGATAATAACAGATATACTCTTGACATGGTCAAGATCGACGATTTAATTAAAAGGGTCGTTACTGACATAAAGCTTGAAGAAGCTAGACTATCTCACTTACAGAACAATATTGAAGGTTCTGCTCCAGAAGTTTCTGTAGCTACTTAAGTAACAAGCTACATCGTTGGAAAATTCGACTCCACACTGTAGGATCTCTTGCACTCTATTTAAAAATAAGCTATAAATATCTCACTATACAATATATTAATTTTCTGCATGGACGCGGTATAGTCGACGGCCTAGAGACTATGTAGAATTAACTAGGAGAACTATCATGGCAAATACTACTTTTTCGGGACCAGTAAAAGCGGGAACGATTTCAAATACAACAGGAACAACTGTTGGAACTAACATTGCAAACGTAGGTTTTGTATCAATGGCTCAATCTGTAAAGGTTGATATCAATGGTGCTTCGCACTTAAATCAAGTTTGTGCAGTAATTCCAGCAAACTCACAAATCACAGATGTTATTCTTAATGTAACTACAGCTAATAACGATGGAGCAGCATCTACTGTTTCAGTAGGAACAATAGCTGACGCTGATGCATTTATTAATGCACAAAGTGTTCAAGCAGTAGGAACTACTCACGGTGTTTTAGATACAGAAGCAACTAATGTTGGTACAACTGACATTCAAGTTTTAGCTGACTTCACAGGTACAACTGGTGATGGTACAACTGGTGTAGGTACAGTTACTGTATTATACATTCAAAATAATTCTGTTCAAGACGCAGCAGATTTATAATAACTAATTAGTGTGGGGCTTCGGCCCCACATATAAAATTTAAGGAGAAAAAATATGAGTTCATTTTCAAGTGACCAATCAGTAGCACACGCAACTGCAGACGGTCAAATGGTTCCTACATCGCAAAGAGCTAGAGTAACTTCTATTCAAGCAGAAGGTGTTGCTAGTGCTAGTGTCATTTTAAAAAGTGGTGGAGCAGCTGGAACTACAATCGCTACTTATAAATTTGGAACAGAAGGATTAAATGTCCTAATTCCTAGTTCGGGTATTTTATTTAAAGAAGGTGTTTATTTAGACTTAACAGACACACCTGGCGTTACTATAACCTTTACATAGGATAACTGATGGCCAATGTTACTTCAGGCACTACAACATTTGATAAGACATTCTCTATTGATGAGATAATTGAAGAATCTTATAATCGAATAGGTCAATTTGATATGAGCGGTTATAATTTAAAAACTGCTAGACGTTCTTTAAATATTTTATTTTCGGAGTGGGGAAACAGAGGTCTTCATTTTTGGGAAGTAGCAAATACTAATATTAATTTAGTTAGTGGCCAAAACGAATATTCAATTTATCGTTCAACAGCTGATGGTAATTCTAACGGAATAACCTCTACTCTAACTGCAGCGATTACTACAACAATAGCTACAACTGGAATTACTTTGGCCTCGGTCACTGATATGCCAACCAAGGGTACTATCAATGTAGGAAGCGAAAATATCTCTTACACAGGATTCAGTACTTTACAATTAACAGGAGTGACACGTGGAGTTAATGGGACTACTGCAGCAACACACTTAAATGCAGCAGCTGTTACTAATTTTGTAAACTCTGCTTCAGATATTTTAGAATGTTCTTATAGAAATAGTTCTAATGTAGACTCTCCCTTAGAGAAAATTAACAGATCTCAATACCAAGCTCTTTCTAACAAAACAGCAACAGGACAACCTTCACAATATTTTGTTCAAAGATTCATCGACAAAGTTTTAATTCAATTATATCTAACTCCTGGATCTACTCAAAATGGAGACACTATAAATTTTTACTACGAGAATAGAATACAAGATGCAGGTGACTATACTAATGCAGCAAACGTTCCTTTTAGATTCGTTCCTTGCATGGTTGCAGGTTTAGCTTATTATTTAGCAATGAAATACGCAGCACCAAGAATACAAGAATTAAAATTAATTTATGAAGATGAATTGGCAAGAGCTCTAGAGGACGATGGTTCTTCAAGTAGTGCTTTCCTTTCACCTAAAAACTTATTATCCAAGTATGTAATTATGGGAAACACAGCAAGAGGAAAACATGCATTATTATTTCAGATCGAAGTGGTCTGCAATTCCCCTATACTGAAATGGTTAGAGAATGGAATGGATCTAGAGTCCATACTTCTGAATATGAACCTAAACAACCTCAATTAGAACCAAAACCTTTTACAGCTGATCCTCAAGGATTAATGCATCCAAGACCGGCAGCAATTCAATTACCTACTACAGATTTTTTACCACAAAACCCTTTTACAATAACAGCAAGCTTAACACAGGTTTCTGTTTCTTTTCCAAATAGTAATTATTCAAATGGAGATTATGTAAGATTTCAAAGAATTTCTGCACCTATTGGAGGAGTGCCTATTACAACTTTAGAACTTGAAACTACTTTAAATGGAAATATTACAGCTACAGATAATTCAATAACTTTAACAAATTCATCAGCCTTACCTTTACAAGGATATATTATGATTAGAAAAAATTGATTCAGTTACCGGTCTTTATGCAAATGAAGTAATTTACTATAATGGTAATTCAGGAAATGTTTTATCTAATTGTGTAAGAGGAACAAACGCACCTTTTAGAGGATTGGTGCCTGTAAATACAACAGCCGTTAGTCACGATTCGGGAGCCAAAGTTTTTGGGGCTTACTTAATTACTTTAGTACCTACGACTGTACTTTCTACAGGACAACCTTCTTCATTTACGGTATACAATAGTTTTACGTTTAATTTAATTAGTGCTGCATCAAGCAGTGAAATAGGAGGCGGGTTACAAACTTTAAGTGGACCTGTAAATAATAAATAATGACATACGCAGAATTAGTACAAAAATTAGAGATTACACAGAAGTAGATTCAAATGTTTTAACTTCTACTATTGTAGATGGTTTTATAAACGATGCTGAATTTAGAATTTTAAGAGAAGTAGACTCTGATAATAATAGAAAATATGCATCAGCTTCATTAGTTTTAAATACTAGATTTTTAGATACACCTGCTAATTTATTAGTAGTCCGATCCGCTCAAATTGTAGATTCCGACGGTACCGCTTCTGCAGATAATAGAGATTTTTTACAGTACAGAGACACTAACTTTATGGCTGAATTCAATCCTACAGGGTCTACAGGGGTTCCTAAGTACTATGGTTACTGGGATGAAGACACTTTAGTTTTTGCTCCTACCCCTGATGCTACTTATACAATTCAGTTAAATTATGTCTTGAAACCCACTGGATTATCGGCTACAACTACAACTACATATCTGAGTCAACAATTTCCCAACGGCTTATTATATGCCTGCCTAGTAGAGGCTTACGGTTTCTTAAAAGGACCTCTTGACATGTTACAACATTATGATAAAAAATATGTTGAGGCTGTTAAAGGATTCTCAATTGAACAAATGGGAAGACGAAGACGGGATGAATACCAAGCAGGTGTTCCTCGAATAGGAAAACAATAGGAGAAAAATTTTATGGCAATAACACAAGCAATCGCAAACTCATTTAAAAAGAATTATTAGATGGAGATATGAGTTTAACAACAGGTGGAGACACTTTTAAAATAGCTCTTTATATTTCAACAGCAACTTTAAATTCAACAACTACTAACTATCCAGGTGATAGTACAGGTGGTCAAGTCGGAAACACTGGTCAATATGTTCAAGGTGGAGGAGCTCTAGTTAATTTAGGAACTTCTATGACTGCAGGTGTTGCAAGATGCGATTTTGCAGACAGATCTTTCACGGGTGTATCACTGACAGCTAGAGGAGCTTTAATTTATAATACAACAGCGGGAGTAGGAACAGGTACTACTGATGCCGTTTGTATTTTAAATTTTGGAGCAGATAAAACTGCAACTTCTGGTACGTTCACAATTCAATTTCCAGCACCAACATCAACAGCAGCGATTTTAAGAATCTCTGGTTAATTAGGAGGTAAGCTCCTATGGCAGGATTTGGTAATCAAACTTGGGGATACCTAAACTACGGTACACTAGGTGATGTCACTGTCTATGTTAGTAATCCAAACGATTCTTTATGGGGAGAAAATTCTTGGTCCTCTGAGTATTGGGGTGGAGGTGGAAACCTCGATGTCAATTTAAATTCCACAACTGTAGAATCTTTCGTCAACGTTGGTTGGGGTTCTGATCAATGGGGTATCGAAACCTGGGGTGAATCCGGTAATGTTCATGTAGTAACAGGTTTAGCAATGACTATGTCCGAAGGACTTAGTGGTATTTCTATAAATGGAGATTCAAATTTAATCCCTACAGGAAATTCTTTAACATTAAGCACAGAGACTCCAGAAGTTTTTGCTAGTTTTGTAGCAGAACCTACTGGTATCGAGATGGCAATGACATTGTCCTATGATCCAGAAATTATAGATGCTATAGGTCAAGAACTAGTTATGGCCCTTGGTTCAGCTGTAGGAGATGCAAATACTATAGCAGAAGTTTCCGCTCAATCTCCAGTTACATGGGGTAATTCTAATTATGGTTTTGGAGTTTATGGTAACCAACCTGTAAATACTTTGGTTATGGCTATGTCTGAAAACTTTAGTGGAGTAGATCCTGCTCCAGATGCTGAAGCAACAGGTCAAGCAATGGCTATGAATTTAGCACCAGGAAATACTTTTATCATTCAAGCAGATGCAAACACAGATGTAAGTGGTCAAGCAGTGGCTGCGAACTTAAATAGTGTCTCAGTTTGATTTAAATACTCCTGTAGACGTTAGTGGTTTCCCCTTAACAATGGCTTTAAATAATGACGATATAATCATTATTCCTGAATGCAATGTATTACCAACTGGATTTGGCTTGACAGCTGGCGTAGGAACCGCTACAAATGTATTGATTTGGAACGAAGTAGATACTGGCACAGCACCAGTTGATCCTCCAGGATGGCAGGAAGTTTCAACTAACGCTGCATAATAGTCTTTGACACTATGACAAAATTTAAATAATATACAAGATATCGGAGAACAAAAATTATGGCTAATACTACTTCCGCAGATTTAAAACTTACAATCCAAGCGACGGGTGAAAACTCAGGTACTTGGGGACAAATTACAAATACAAACTTAACAATTTTAGAACAAGCAATTGCGGGTTATGAAGCTGTTGCTATTACAACAGGTGTTACTTTAGCTTTTACAAATGGTGCAGTATCAAATGGTAAAAACCAAGTATTAAAATTAACTGGAACTATTGCAGGTGCAGTTAACGTTGTTGTTCCAGACACTTTAACAAAAGCATATGTTATAGATAATGCAACTTCAGGTGCTTATACAGTAACTGTTAAAACTAGTTCAGGAACTGGAGTAACTTGGGCAGCAGCTGACAAAGGTACTAAAATGGTTTATTCTGATGGTACTAATATTGTTGATACAGCATTCACAGATTTATCTTCAGATTATACACCACAACTTTCAGCAGATTTAGATACTAATGGTAATAATATTATTATCGATTCAACAAAAAGTATTCTTGATGAAAGCTCTAATGAGCAAATTACATTTACAACTACTAGTGCAGCGGTTAATAATTTTAGCATAACTAATGCAGCAACAGGTAACACACCTTCACTTGCAGCAGTGGGCGGTGACACTAATATTGATTTTAATATTACACCAAAAGGAATTGGCAGAGCAACTTTCAATGGTCAAGGTAAAATTCAAAGTGTTGCAGAAAAAGTTACAACTGAAGCAACAGCTGCTACAGGAACTGTTAACTATGATGTTTTAACACAAGCAGTATGGAATTTCACAACAGATGCATCAGCTAACTGGACTTTAAACGTTAGAGGCGATGGATCAAATTCATTGGACTCAATTATGGATACAGGTGAATCTATTACAGTTGCCCACATTGTTTCTCAAGGTGGAACAGCTTACTATAATAGTGCTTTTACAATTGATGGATCAAGTGTTACTCCAGAGTGGCAAGGCGGAGCAGCCCCCACTGAAGGTAATGCTAGTTCACTAGATACATATACATATACAATTATTAAAACTGCAAGCGCAACGTTCACAGTGTTAGCAGCTCAAACGCAGTTTGCGTAACATAAGGAGATAAGAAAGATGCCTTTAAAATCAACATTTGGAGCAGGATCAGCAAGCGGATTTGGTGCTGGAGGTGGAGGTGGAACTTTTATAATTGCAACAGGTGGAACTATCACAGAATCAGGTAATTTTAAAATACATACTTTTACATCTCCAGGAACTTTTACAGTTTGCCAAGTTGCAGAAGAAACAACCGAAAATACAGTTGGTTATATGGTAGTAGCTGGTGGAGGAGGAGGTGGAACTTATCATGGAGGAGGAGGTGGTGCTGGAGGATTTAGAGAGGGAAGAAATGTACCAATAGATAATTTCACAGCTTCTCCTTTAGTTGCAAATGCTCCTACAAATGCAATAACAATTTCAGCAACATCTTATCCAATAACAATTGGAGCAGGAGGAGCAGGTGCTCCACAATCGCCTGATTGTGGTACTCCTTCTACAGATT